CATATTGTCAGCAACATCTTGAGCCATTGCTTGTGCTACTCCTTGTCCAAATGTTTTCATAGCAAGTCCAAAAGGTTTTTGAAAGAAGCTTATCCCTTGTATTCCTTTGCTTTTAATACTCCTTGCTATTAAGAACGCTAAAGACTTATGGCTTATGTATCTTCCTGTTTCTTTATCTCTGCCTTTTAATCCTTTTCTTTTAATCCATTTTGTTAATATACTTGCAGGCGGTTGTTTTGTTCTAAATCTAAAAGGAGTTGATACAAATTTATTTTCTTTGTCTTTATATTGCCTTCTCTTTTTTGTACCTGAAACTCCTTTATCTATAAACTTTCCGTAGTTATACATAATGAATTGTATAACAAATGATCCCTTAGAACCCTCTTGTTCAACAATTTTGTATTTAATAGACTGTTCTAATTTACTTCCTCTTTTCTTTTTTTGTAAATTAGCTTTAGCTCTATTAACTACCTGCTTCCCTACACTATGTAAGAATCTTTCTAAGTTCTTAGTTTTAGATCCTGCTTTAGCACCATCTTCTGCCATTATATACTAGCAACAAATATTTCTACATTGACATCAGTAGTAGCTGTTGGTCTTACTTCTAATTTTGTTAAGTCAGCTAAAGAGCCATAGCTTGGTACTGCGTCTGCTTCAGCTACCATTACATCGTCAGCCCTACAAATAATATGTGACTGTCCTAAAGGAATTAATATTGTATAATTTGAAGCTGCTCCTGCAACACCTAATTCTACATCTTCTGTTCCTGATAAATTAGATACTCTAATATAACGCACATTCTCTTTGTCTATTGCTCCTGCACTATCATACACATTTGCTTCAAAGGTTGCTATTGTTGTTGTTGCTGAGTGAGGACAAGTTACTACTCTTTCAAAAGTATCTATTATATCTGCAATAGTTGTTGTATTGGTTGAACCTCTTTTTGCATTATTCAATGTAATGCTTTCTGAAATTGTTACTACTAAATCTGCCATTTTTATTTTTTATTTTATTATTATTTAATCTACGGGTATTGTGCAAGTCTGAAAGTCATTCTCTGCTTCTACCGTTATTGAGAACACCCACCCCGTTACGTCATTGTCAAATCTTTCTGTGAATGGTTCTAAGGACTGACCTACTGAAGCAAAATAGATAGGTGCATTAATATCATCCATAGCTTGTGACTGATATTGACTATGTCTTAGTATTCCTATTATATCGACTGAATTACTTAAACAATCAGATAGGACTTCCTTCTCATTAGTTTTATTTACTGCTGTTGAAGTAGTCCAATCATTTTTTATGCTTACCATATCCATTATAAAGATTTGAAAGTTAAAAACTAAAGAACTTTCGTTTGCTTGAACGCTTGTTGGATTGACGTGCATTAAGGGATATTTAGTATTCTTGGCGAGATCGACATCCCAAATATCTCCTGTTGTTACTGTTGCTATCTGCTGATGTTTATTGCCTATCTCTGCAATTACATCTATTACGTTCTGATATGTCTTATTATTAATCATTTCTATTTACCATTTTAGTATCGTTTAAATCTGTTTCATAACTTAACCAAGTTAAACACTCATAAAGATTAAGTTTTGTTATTGCTTCTAAATTTACTATCTCACCATTTGTCAATCTGTACATCACTCCGAACCACGACCACTTACTTGCGAAATCTTCGTCTGTGTTGTTTTCTCTATCGCTTCCGTCTGTGCCATTAAATATGATGGCATAACTATCAAAAGTGTCTTTACGAAAGTCCAAAAAAAAACCAACGCACCCTGCACATCTTCCGCTTTCATCTGTTTCATTTCTTCTGCCCTAAGCCGTATTGCACCATCATAAGCTTGTATTGTATAATGCTCCCCTTTTCGTTTTGTAATCGGTCTATATAGTACAGCCATTATTTCAGGTAAGTTATCTTCAATACCATCTTTTATCAAAGTTTCCAAATCGGCAAACTCCCCTAATGTAATATCTGATAAATCAGGATGAAAGCCGTACTCAACTCCATCAATCTCAATAAGGTTTTTAAGAGTTGTATCTGCTTGTTCTTGTAACTCTGATATTTTAGCCATTATACCAACTACATCACTTAAAGCAAGTTGTGATACTAATTGTTTTGGTATGTCTGACATAGAGGTAATAGTTTTAAGAGCTTCTTCACTATTTGTACCTTCTTCTAAAGCTATAATATCTGCCCACGTTTCAAGAGTTACATCTGACCAACTGTCAATTAAATTAAATGTTTCTTTCTTCCCTTCCTTGTTGATATTGACTTTCATAGTATATAATAGAATTTTTTGTTATTTAGTTTATTGCACGAAATACTTCCCTGTATTACTGTTGATTTCATAATACATTCTCATAGCTAACGCATCAGCATAGTCAGGTGATCTTCCTAAAATTGTTTTTACCGTGTCCTTTGGTATTATCTGAAGCTTATTATCCTTATCTGCATCTTTAGTTCTTACCTGTTCAAGTTCTTCAATAATATGATTCTTAGTATTAACATCAGGACATTCAATCCCTATTTGTCCTTTATTAACTAAGTCTGCTAATTTATAATAGCATTGGGTTTTTAAGTTTTGATAATTTTCTTTTTTTATAGGTCTTGAATTATTTACAAATCCCTGACATCTTAAGTAGTCTTTAACACCACCACCAACTCCATCTTCATCTACTATAATATTACGCAAAGGAACTTGATGCTCTTGTTGCAATTGTCTAACAAGCTCTACAACATCATTTACAGCTGATTTAAGCAATGTTTTTACATTTATAATGTGTAGCCCCTGCCAATACATTACAACTGTTCTATCGCTACCAAAACGTGCAACATCACAACTTATATATTTATCACCATCTATTCCTTTTTGATTGAATAGATTTAAAATTGCATCATATTCTATTAGACTATCATTTGCTGCATCATATTCCCAATTCCCATAAAGTAGTCTTTGTTTACTTAATTCGTCTAATTCAAATAGCTGCTTTTCATAATGTTTAGATATATAAGTATTATCACCTACTAGACTTTGTATAAACTTTCTATAGGGTTTAATAGTTTTTTCTTTTGCAGGCCTATAATATTCTGAATATACCCAATTCTTTGCAGGGTTACAAGTCATTAGCATTTTAGGAATAAGTTCGTTTTCATCTAACTTGTATCTTAATCTTGAAGCTACTACATTTTTTGCTTTTTCAGTTATTTGATTTGCTTCATCTATAAAGGCTGACGTTATTTCTAAAGAACCTAAACTATCAAAATTTCTGTCTGAAGGATATAAGAACAAATCCTTTAATATTATCTCAGAACCATTGTAAAAAGTGATTATATTACTTGAGCCATTAAATGTATAATCTTCAATTGCTTTTAAATTCCAAGCTGTGCATACTTCAAAGAATGTATTTAGTGTAGTCTTTTTTAAAGCATCTAATTTAGAACGCCCCATTAAGTATCTAGTCTTAGGATATTTAATAGCCATTAATATTAAATAGCTTGCACCCACCCAAGATTTACCTCCACCTGCTGCACCACCAAACAATACCTCTTTTGTTTTATTATCAAACAGGTAGTTCAAACACTCTTTTTGTGTTTTAGTAAATTGAGGGTTAATCTCTAAGATCAATGTTTATTTTTATCTTTTCATCACCTGATGTTAAATCTACTTTGTTTGTTTCATTCCAACCTAACCTAGTCTTAGCTGCGTGTATTACAACTGAAGGTACTTTATCCTTTACACATTCATAATATTTAGACTTAATAAAGTCCTGTTGTATGTTTTCTATTTCTTCAACCTTAGCTGCAAATTCTTCATCTTCTTTTAGCCACTTATAAAAGTTTGTTCTGCTTAGGTCTGTTGCTTTTAAAGCTGTTGTAATTACTCCTAAAGAACTTTCTAATGCTTTGAGTAATCTCTCTTTGTTAATCTTTGTTCTATTCTGTTCCATTACTTTTTATATTTTTCATTTAAAATTACAGGTGTTGTATGTTTCCAACTTACTCTATGATGTAGCCTTCTATGATTATCACCCATTAAAGCTACTTTAACTGAAGAAGGTTGAAACATAACAGAATAGAAAGACTTAATGTAAGTTCCATTATCTAAGTAAATATCAGTCATACCGCCTGTGTTTTTCTGTGTTGTTTTTTGTGTTAAAGATAATAAAGGAATTGATAAGAATATATTGCCTGTGCTTCCTTTTCTTGTATAAGTATTTACATCTTCGTTTATCCTTCCTACAAATTTAAAAGCCCTATCAGTTGAGCATAAAAAACTATTCATACATTTTCTAGTTAGGTGTCGTTTTACCACATTTATATTACTTACACTTTTTCCTCCACCAATAAAATCTCCACCCTGTGCTATAGCAATACTTTTCACATTTATTGATTTATAGTAAGTTAGTAGTATTTCTATAGTTTTATCAAATGACATAATAGGCGATATTCCATATTTATAATTACCGTCCATTCTATAGTCAAAAGCAGTATAGTCATCATCTAGTTGCATAAAATATTTAATACCTAAATCTTTAGCAATTTCAAAACAAGAGTTTCTAGCATACACAATTGCCCTTCTATCATTAAAATTATCTGCTTCATCAAAAGTTTTTGCTATTGCTTTCTTGTCAAACATTATAACTTTATCACCAAAATTATTATAGTATTTTTCTGCTGACTTATCTTCATTATCAATTATTATATAAATATCTCCTGTAAACCCTGACGCTTTTAAAGTGTTATATGTTATAACATTATCAGGTCGGTTGTGTGTTAGTATAAATATTGCAAATTTA